TTAACGGCGGATTCCTCTCTTCACATCATTTCTGTTATTTTAATATTTAACTTTTGTATAAAGCTAACATGTTAACCAACCAAAGAATTGGTCGGTGGTAGTGTCAGTTTGCACTGTAGTATGCGGGTATGGAAAGCTGTGCCATGAATTTGAACACGTCATCTCCTTTTGTATTGGCTTTTTGTCGGAGCACTATTTTCTTGGGAACATTTTCTTCAACATAAACTATGTAATCTACTGTTGTTCCTAAACCCAGACGAGCAAGCTGTTGGGTAGTAGCCTTGAATTTCTCGTATTCTTGCATCTTAGCTTTAATTTTCTCGATTGCCTCAAAAAGGATTTCAGTTTGACCTTGTTCACTGAATGATATTGCTACTTCGCCTGCTTTCACCCAGTGTGACGGTTCCTCTTGACCTTTATTGCCTTTGCCACCCTTTTTTTCAGGCTCTTTAGGGCTCTTTGATTGGGAGCGCAGGGTTTTTTGCAAAGCCAGTGATTTTTGGTACCATTCTTCATTTTTATGAGCACTTTCGAAGTCTCTTAGCACTGTTCCTAGCCATTGACTGTAATCTTCATAGAGAGCTTTGTATTGGTTTGTTTGATTTATGATGAACTCTGTAAGGTCCTTTAATGAACTAAACGTGTGAATTTCTGTTCCCAAACTTTTCAACTCTCAATGAATCTGTTAGCTAGATGATAAAGGTCAGTTTTTTGCATAATAGGGTTTGTCCATTGCAGAAATTACATACTGTTTCGTTGAGCGCTTTAAATAGCGAGTTCTTGATTGTGAGAATTAGCTTGGGAGAGGCCCTCTGCAGTAGCATTTTTAGCACTTGCTGAGTAACCCCCTCGCGCCTTTGAATGAATCATTCGAGGTTTGCTCAAACGATTCTGTACTTCTCAACTGGGTGCTTTTTGTAGCTGCGCTTGGGCCTCTTCCAAGTTTCGGAGTTGTGTATGCCTATCCCACTATTCACCACACACCATATTAAAATATTGTGTAGTAATACATCAGATTGCAAATATGCCTTGCGAAAAAGTTCTCTTTACCGGTTTTTAGCTTTTTCATAAGCATTAGCTATGGCTTCGCTTGTTAAAACTCCAATCACCTTAGTCGGTACTTCCCTATCAACAACTGGAATTAAACGAATTTTTTCTTTCACCATGATTTTATTTGCCTCAAGAATCGATTCATCCTTAAAAAATGATGTTTTCTTGAGTGGCATTTGCTCAATTCTAAGGGTGGTTCGTTGCTGGGGCTCAACTTTCATTTGCTCAATTCTAAGGGTGGTTCGTTGCTGGGGCTCAACTTTCATCAAGTCACTCCACGAGATAACGCCTTCTAACACGCCATCTTTGGTGACTAAGACATCATTATAACGATTTTTAAACATCACTTCTAGGGCTTCCGAGATGTTTTGCTCAGGGCTTACTGAGCCTACTTGTGACTCCATAACATCCTCTACTCGTACACTCGATAGAGTCGAAGAAATTATCGTTTGTTCTGTTTCTTCACTGGCACCTATATAAACAAAAATCCCAACTAAAATAAGCAAGAAGTAATTTGGGAAAAGAAAACCAGCAATAACCATGGCTATTCCCAATATTTTTCCGATATTAGCAGCGTATCTTGTGGCATCAGAATAACGCATTCGCTCAGCCAGTACTGCCCTGAAAACTCTGCCGCCATCCATCGGAAAAGCTGGAACCAAGTTGAAGACCCCTAACAAAATATTTAATATAGCAAGGTCAAAAAGGAAATTTTGCGAACTATCTAAAAACATTATTGATTGAATGAAAGATTGCAGTGAACCAAACAGACTTAACCCAAGAAGTACCGCACCTAGAAGCAGACTCACTAGAGGACCAGCAATCGCCATACGCCATTCTTGAGACGGTTTCTCTGGAAGCTCCTCAATTTCTGAAACCCCGCCGATTGGATAGAGAATAATCTTTCTCACTCGTATTCCATAATGCCTTGCCACAACCGAGTGGGCAAGTTCATGAAAAACTACAAAGACAAAAAGGAACAGGACCATAAAAAACGAATAAAACTGAGGATAAGACAGCACAAAAACTGCCGCTATCAAAAGAACAAAAGTTATGTGCAACTCAATAGGAATGCCCCAAGCGGAGGCTATCTTAAAAGAATACTTCATACATACAAGGATATGCTGTTTGCTTTTTAAATTTTCGATTCATATTTTTTCTATGATTTACTATAAGCCTGAGTGTATTCGTACTAACAACGCGTAAAATTGCGCGATTACCAACCTATTAGTATCCTATTTGGATGCAAATAGCAGTTCTATGCAGAAACCTATAGGGGGTAGGTGCTGTTGGCGTAAAATCGCTCCAAAGGCATGGTGGCTTTTTACTGCGACCATTGCGGCAACTGTTGCCCTTTAGGGAATGGTCGTGGTAAACGCACAAAAACCCTCACCAAACTCGCTTTAAATAGGAGGATAGGGTCAGTGGCAAAGCAACAAAAACCTTCAGCAAAACTAAACGCCCATATAATAGGGGAGTATAGAAAAAAATTGTAACTACCATTAGTCGCCTAAACGACAGGTTTGCGAATAAGCAACCCCTCAATTGAGCGAAGCAATTGATAGCCAAATAGTATCGCAGCAAAATAAGTGGGCCGCAAATAAAGGGAAAAACTGCAACTATTTTACGTTTCATCAGTACTGCGCTGTGGCTAATTGCACAACCAGCCTGCAACAAAACGCAACAAACCAACAAGCTGTCTAAACAACAGGCTTACGAATTAGTAAGCCCTCAATTGAGCGAAGCAATTGATAACCAAACAGTATCGCAGCAAAATATGTAGGCCACAAAATCACAGGCCAATTACCAGGCGTGTAATTCCACAAGCCAGTTGAAACAGCAAAAAACTCCATAAGCGCTAAAGAACACATTCCTCCCAGTGCCAAGAACATTTGCTCCTTAACTTCTTGCTTTGCGTGCCATTTGCGCCGTGCAACCAGCAAAAAAGCCCACGCAGCCAAGAAAGCAAAAAAGAGTATGTACCAGCTTGAGTTGAAATCAAATATTACATTCATGCTCTGCATAATCATCTGCATCATATTAAAGCCTTATTCTTTACGAGACGCTTTTTTCTTTCGTTTACGAGACTTATGGGGCTTATGATTAGACCAGCACTTGTCACAGTAAACAGGCTTATCTGCATGAGGCTGAAACGGCACCTCACATTCAGCCCCGCAATTACTGCACACAGCACGATAAACTGGCTCCTGATGAAACTTCTTAAACAAATGGTAGTTTTTTAGGTTAGGCCACCCAGTTTTTGCGTACCTGAGCATTTCTGGGTTATCTTTTAGCCAACGCATCATGTGAAAGAAGCTTTTGCCTCTTTTTTCTTCCCGCTCAGCCATCGGCTCATAACCTAAATTACGAAGTTCATCCAAATACGCAATTTCCACAAGCCTTTGAGCCTCACCAACCACTCTTATGCGCTTCACACGTTTTTCACCGTAAATCTTCTGCAACTCCGCAGCCGCAACATCAAAAATGCAACCCTGACAGATGTGAATTTCCTCGTCAGGCTGAAGATTGAAACGTGACACAAGCTTAGAAACAACACGCGAAGCCTCTTGTAAGTACTCCTTATCACGAAAAATATCCTGATAGAACCGAACATCAATCAAATCATACTTGAACTCGCCAGTTTCTTCATGATAGGCACCAACAACAACGCCAAACAGCAAATCTCCGCTTCCAGCGTCATCAACAATGAGAGTCAATCAACGTATTCCTCTTATTCTTCCACTCAAATACTTTATTCATCTATAAAAAATTGACTAACCACAACTCCATAAAAACAGGCAAAACTAAACTTTTAGGCGCTTTAGCAAGCCATTAACCTGCTCCTCATTAGAGAGGTAATCCTCCAGTATGGCATTTGTCAAAACATAAACCTTCAAATCATTCATCACCGCCAACTTGCGAAGTTCCTTATGCAAATCCCTGCGCACCTCAACAACCACGCGTTTACTCATCACTCTGCACCTTAGTGTTTGGCTGTTTTGTATCTGCTTAAGTGGTCAGTTCGGCTACGGAGAGCATAAACATAGTCCGCCAGCAAAGGCTTCTCCCGTCCAAGCTCCAACATTGTCAGAAGCGTCTGAGTTTTAGCGTCAACACTGTATTCCACGCTTAACACTCTAAAATCACCGTTTACGCCCTCATTAGGCAAAACAACATGTACAGTATCACCAGCCAAAATAGGCGAAGTGCCAAAATCAACGATGCTGCTCTGCACGGTTAGAGATTCCGCTGGGTCCTTAAGGCTAGCAAGTAACGCCTTTGCGTGAGATTCACATTCCAAATCACTGCACAACTCCTCGTTAACCTCAACTAGCTCACGTAGCCCAATGCTGTTTTGACTTGTCGCATCCTCTTGCATGCTACTGTAACGGCGGCCGCCAAAGAACAAGCCGTCAACCCAAAAACTACCTGAACTCACGTTGTCAAACCAGCAAGCAACACTTATCCTCTTGATTTGTTTCCAATTAAAACCCGTTTGAACCTGCCACAAATCAGCGTTTGCAGAGCCCACACCGATTTGGGTTTGAAACCATTTATCCGTGCCGACAGAGATGTCACGTTGTGCAGCATTGTTGCTCGTGTCAAAAAGCGTAAATGTTGCGTTGCCATTGAAGCTGGCTTCACGGCTAAGCCACAAACTCATCACAGGGTAAAGGTCGGTGTTCACTTCTTTGCCGTTGTCAAGCGTTAGTTGGCATGCCGCATAATAGAGGTTTGTAGCTGTCGTTTTTATGCTGCTTGAGCCCTTAACCTTAAAGGTGTTATCCAAACTGATTGTGCCCGAAGTAGCAATCCAATCGCCATCATCATGTGATAGACTTTCTGTCCACAGGTCCTTATCCGCTGGGGTGCTCTTGTCAGCAACACCATAAACAGATATTTTGTTTCGAACTCTGGTAACCTCTTTGGTGTATTCACTACTTTCAATTCGCTCCATTAGGCTAACTTGGGAGGTTTTGCTGTTTTTGGGAAAGAACTCAAACTTGCCATCAGGCGCGATGCGGAAATCAAAGCCTATAGTGCCTTCTTTGTCGGCGCTGTTAGCGATTTCACGTATAATGTCAATAACTGGCGTGTCACGATATTCTAGCCGCGTGTACGTGGTATCGGTGGCTTCAACCAACTCAACCTCACCACGTACATGGCTCAAACCAACATAGTAATCCAGCAAATCTTTGATTATGTCTTCGCCTTTCTGGTTCTCATACGTCTTAGTAATTACGCGGCGAAACAATCGTTCTCCCCAGCACCGTCCACTCACCGTGACATAACTCTCAACAGGTGACGATTGATACTTGACACTCTCCACCCTGCAAGTTAAAAGAAGCGGACAACTCACACCCCTGCCGACACTTAAGCTGCCGTCCAAGCCCACGATTATCGGGTAAGCGCCGTTTGGACTGTACTTGCCATTCCAATTCTGCAACACAACCTCATAACTACTGACTTCTCTTGTGCAGCCAAAATGTATTCTCAGCGAGATAACGTCGCCTTGCGGCGGAGTAACAGAGCCAAAAACTATGGCTACTGACGGCGCATCAACACTCAAGCTACTCCACTCCACGACGGTACAACTCATCTTCACCTGCACGCGTGATACTTCGGCTACGAACTGGGGTTTCAGCCGCGGAAGCATTGAAGCTTTGGACGCTTGCGGTTGCCGAATTCATGCTGTTTGCGAAGCTGTACATGGCGGCTGCGGCAGCAATAATCACTGCAATCCCAACACCAGTTAAGGCTAGGAACGTTGCGAAGCTGATGTTTAGGCTGTTTTGAACCATGGTGGCAAAGGCTGTTGCAGCGGCATAAACTTTCTGAGCAACTGCGACTCCAGCACTTGTACGCATGAACATGCCCATTACTGAAACTACCATCATGCCGCTTGTGAAAACTTTTGTTTGCGAATCATCCAGCAAACCGAATTGGTTAGCGATGTACCCTATGGCTGTCCCAGTCGCACCAATGCCTGCGATTGCAGAACCTAAACTCTTCACTTTCACTGCTAAGCTTTCAGCATCGGTCTGTATCCTGCTAAATTCAGCGCTTGCACGATTAACAGCTCTAACTGTTATTGCTATTTCCCGAAAACTCAAAGCCCAGCCTCCAATTTAGCTGATTCAACTGCATCAAGCAATACGCGCTCAAGGCTTGGCAAATACGTCTCAACTGCAGGTTGCAAGAAAGGCTTAGCCTGAGCGTTCTTTGTGCCAAATTCCACAGCGGCAGCGTAAGAGGCTTGTGCGCCCACTTCGATTTGCCACTGTTGACTTTTAGCATAAATTGTGCTTTGCAAATAACCTGTCCGAACAGGCACCAACCGCTCAGCATCAGCCTTCACGCTTTCACCCCAACCTGCTAATTGCTTTTGCACGCGGCTTCTCATTGCCGAATCAAACCGCTCGATGGCGTTTGTGAATTCCTCTACACCTGAAACGTTCACGTTAATGGTTACGCTCATGTTTTTTTGCCTCTTTTTCTGCCTTTTTTCTTTCTTCCTCGGTTTGTTGGTCTATCTCGTTGAGGATAACTGTGTACTGCTGGATGACTCTGGCGGGTTGTTTGGCGAGTTCGGTTGGCGTCCAGCCGAATTCTTTGCACAATCGGAAGTCGGTGATGGCTGGGTGTGGTTTTCCGCGTCTGATTGCTCTGATAAAAAAGCAGTTTCCTCCCGTGTCAAGGCGCATAAACCGTTAACCACCTGAGACAGCAACTCGCCGAGTGGGATTGGTATGCCGTTTTCTTCGCCCAGCAACTTTTCAAGAGTTAACGGGTTTCCCTGCGGTTGTTCTTTTAGCGCAGCCCAGATAGTTTCAGCCTGTATGGCTATGAAGTCGCTTGTTTGCACTTGCCCTGAGATAGGGTGGTATTTGGTGTGTTTTTGGATGATGCGGCTGCGTTTTGCCCAAGTGATTTCTTGGAAAACGTATTTGCCAGCGTATTCTGCGCCGTATTCGTTGCCGATGTTAACTGTTTGTTTGCGCATTGTGTATCAACTCCATTGTAGCGATTCGGTTTGAAACTGTAGTGTTTATGTCGTCTAAGAATATGGTCTGCATCCATTCAGGCAGATCAAGGACACGCTCGCCTATTTTTTCCCATGTGTTGAGCCATTTTTGGCGTAGTTGCACCATTCTGGCATACCTTTGTGCTTCACTCATCTTGTTTTCTCCTTAGCTTAGCGCGAAAGTTTTTGCTACAAATGTTGCCTTGAGACTGACGAGTTCTTCGATGCGTGTCGGTGCTGAGGTGTTTTCCCATTTGCAGTTGCTAAAAACAGCCTTGTTTGCTCCGCCTAAGCCAAATTCCAACGTGAAGTCTCTATCGTTGATTACGTCGTCGAATTCTTCTTTGCTTTCAAACTCAAAAACTACTTCGCCTGTTAAGTCGCGATGGCGATTTGGCAGGTACTTGAGAATGTTGCCGTTGGGATTGCGAATCACTGGGATTTGTTTTAGGTTGTTTTCAATTGTGAATTTCCAGTCGGTGACACGTTCAAGAGTGGTTGTATCTTTTTTGATGTAACTTTCATAGAAGGGCACCGCTCCAGCGTGGTCAGCATAGGTGGCGTTTGACAGTTTGGTGGTTCCAGTTGTAAGGTTTTGGCTTAGGATGTCTACGTTTGCTCTTATCACATCTTCAATGCTGCATTCAACCGTTGCCCGCTCAAACTTGCAGCCGCTATAAAGTAGCGAAATTATGTCGGTTGCAGATTCGAAGGCGCCTTTGTAGTAGAGTACTTGGATGCTTAGCGATTTGGCTAGCTCTACTTTAGCGTACTGTAGAAGGTTTATGGGTGCATCGCTGGGCAGTGGGAATGCGATTTTTAAATTTGGTGCACGTAGGCCTTTTTTGATGTTTTGCAGGTCAACTGAGCCGACTCCGCGGACTTTAATGTTGTTTGGTTTTATGGCGGGTTCTATGCTCTCTGCTGGAACACTAAGCATAGAGGGGGTTTGTGGTGTTTGTCCATAGGTTGATTCTTCAACATAGTAGATTTTGCTTTCATGGGAACTATATGTTTCAGTCAAATTTTTTTACACTCCAATGTTCTCGAGGAACCATGATTTTATGATGAATTCTGTTCTGTAGATGAAGGGTTTAACATCGACGCGGTCAAGGTTACGGTAGCTTGAGATGTCACAATAAGAGATTCCATTAACAGTAACCGTGCAAGATGTGTGGTCGCAGTACAGCGCGGCAGGTGTGTTGCCATCGCTTGGGTTAACTGTGCTAGCGAGAAACCACACGTATCCGTCGTGGTCGATAAAGTCGGGCAGGCTTGATTGCAGGGTTAATGTTAACACTTCATCAGCTTCGCCAGCCTCATTGCTTATTGCATTTTGCCAAGCGCTGGTGGTGTGATTCCAAACCTTAACAGTTACACCGTTACCACTTGGAGCTGTGCCATAACCCTCAAAACCTAACACTATTTGCTTAACGGTGCCCTCTCGGCTTTCAACTTTAAAACGGAATAATAAAACCGCAAAACCACCGCTCTCCCCACAACTTATTTGGCAATGTTGGTCGTCACTGTACCAGAGTTTCTGGTAATTAATGTCGGATAATTCCGCCCAACCAGCATTAGGCGCTACTTCGCTGTCGCCGCTAAATGCCTTAGGTCCTTCTACACTTGGGCCAGCTCCGACAAAATCGTAAACTGCCTCATTTGGTTTGTTGTGATTCTGTCGGATAACTCGGTTTACTTCTTCTATGATTTTGTAGCGTAAGGCTTTGCCGCTCTCATTCATACCTAATTTGTCGGTAGTCCAAACGTTGGCTCTAATAGCCGACAATCTACGTCGGATTTTGCCACTCAACTCGATTTTTTGGTCGACAGATTCAGCCAAGCCAACAGTCACTTGACCATCATTATCTTTTAGGGCATCATTGTTTTGCCATTCTCCCGACACATTTATCGACGCTAAAGTGCCGTCATCTTTGGTTACGCGCATTTTTGTCTTCAGTAATCTGGCAATTGTAATTGCTGGGTCTTCAATCTCACTCATCGGTGTAGTCTCCTGCAGGTTGCTTTGCGGAAAATGACCTCGTCTTTGAAAGTGAAATCTTGAATGCCGGTCACTTCGTAGTCTGTGCCGTTGCGTGTTACTTTATCGTGTCGGCGAAGGGGAGTAAAAACATGTAGCGAGAGGTAATCGTTAACCAGAAAGCCTGGTTCAATGATGAGTTCTTCAGTTTTTGTAGGCAATACAATGGCTTTTAGCTCTACGCCTTCGCCGTATGATACCCTCTCGCCTGCTTGTGTTCTTGGGTATAGTGTGAGGTTTTCTCCTTTGCTGTTTAGTATCTGGGTAAATCGGGTAAGCGGAGCCTCATAATTCAAAAGAAATTGCCCCAGCCAACAAACGGTTGCCATTGCTTGCTGATTCTCCACGGGCTCATAGGTTGCATGGTTGACTCCCCAAAACATGAAACGGTCTGGGTGCCTGGTGATGATTTTCCCACTAAAATCGTAAGATAGTTTGTCGTGATTTCTGCGGATTTTAGCTAGGATTCCAGAGGCAACTGCATCGTAATAGACGCATGTTGGCGTTTTGGTTTTGGTGTTGATGTATCCTGCCCAGCAAATCGCAGAATTGTACGCTGGATATTGGGGTGAAGCTTCAACCGCGTTTATGGCGTTGTAGGTAGTTCTCACTGTACTGCTGTAGTCCTCATAATCGTAAAGTCCAAGCAGGGCATAAGCAATTGAATCGTCATAGACAGTATCATCGCCAAGCCCAACACGGTGCCACCGTCCATCCCCACGGGGTAACGGGTCAAAATACAAGGCTAAATCTTCAATTCCGACGCGGTAAAAATTAACAGCGTCTTGAGTCATAATTTGATAAATGCTCTTGTTAGCTGGGTCAGATTCACAAAGCATCCCAAGTGCAGTTAGGCAATAAAGCGATTCAACATCCATTTGGCCTTGCCAAGTGTCGGCAGTGTCGACTGCTCTTGCGAATCCACCGTAATAGCGGTCGTGAATGCCCAACGTGGCTGGTTGTTGTTGCATGTTGAGCAAGAAAGTGCCTGCGGCAAGTTTGGCACTATTGAGATAATTCACGTTGGCGGTTAACTCGTAAGCTTTCAAGAGAGCTGGCACTGTGCGCCCGATGTCCACGCTGTAGCATGTTGTGCTATTTTCTGTGCTTTTGAAGCCGCCGTACGCTTGCTTTTGTTCGTCTGTGATTTGTTGCGTTATTATCCAATCGGCAAGCTCCACAATTTTCGCCTCAATTTCACCACTTCGGTCGTCGAACTGAGCATCGAAGTAGGCTTCGTAGAGAAAATCCACTGCAAACCCAGCGGCAAAAGCGGCTTTTCCCCAAGTCAAATCAGGCCCCACTTCTGGAGTAACATACAGGTAGGGCGCATAGTCCATCACAAACTGATAATACGCTTCAGGGACAGTCATTGCTTAGGCGCTCCTAACAATCGGGTGCTTTAAGCCGTTTAAGATGCGTTCAAGCTCCTGCTGAAGCACAGAAAGGGGAGGCGCTTTATCTGTAACTGTGACGTTTTGGTCTCCGACACTAAAACTTAAACCAACCGCTGAACCGCCCGTCAAATAGCAAATGGCGTAAACAGCGGCAAGCAAGATTATGAATTCCTTCTCAGCATCCAAGCAATCGCTGGGGTCAATAGGCTTGTTGAGTTCAAGCGCCAGAGTGGTTGCTGCACGATTAACCATCTTTTGCAGTTTATC